GCTGCACGTTTCAGTTTGTTCAGCGTATCATTTGTAAGAACAAAAGAGACATCAGGATCTGGCATAGTGATGTCTTTCTTCGATGTAGTTAAAGTATCTTCGGCAGAGAAGAAATACTTTACCCTGGACCTACCGACTGAATCCCCAACTGTAACATACTCATCTTTAAATTTAAGACGAGGCGTATCAACAAGGCCAAGGACGCCGATAAATTCGTTCAGATCATAGATACCAAAATCCTGTGGGAACTGTTCATCGACGATGGCAGTACCCAGCACGTTACGTGCTTCGGATATAGTTCTAATTGTATTGCCTGAACGAATAATTAGATTCTGGTTAATACCAGAAAAATTCTTTAGGACGTTTAACGTTCTATCACTCAGTTCCATAATGTACTCCAATTTATAATCATATTATTATACCACATATCTATACCATTGTAAACCACTAAGCTACCATTTTACTAAAATTCTTTTCTTTCTTAAACTCTATTTTGGTATTGAACTTGCCATCAAGTATTTCACCTTTATGAGATATAACAAAGATATTTGTATCATCGCCAAGTGTATGTAGAATTTTCAGTAGGTTGTCTACACCTTCATGGTCTAAGCTAGAGTCAAATGTTTCATCAAGAATAAGAAGGTTAGTAGCTACACTGTTTTTCATCTTAGCAATCTGTCTCCATGTAAAGAGAAGTGCTAGGTCAATACGTTGTTTCTCACCTTCAGAAAAAGAATCGTATACAAATGTATCACGATGTCTGGATCGAATAGTTTCATTAAATGCTTCGTCTAGATTAAAGTGTACATAGAAATCTAGAACTTGTAGATACTGGTTAACCAACTTATTAATCACAGGCAAATACTGTTTAATAATTTTAGTTTTAATACCAGTATCTTTGAGCATCTCACCCATTACGCTATTATAGTTTATACTTTCTGAAAGCTCAAATTTGTTTTCAAGTAGATTGTCTCTTGAATTATTTAATTCCGAAAGATCTTCTTCTGCAGCAGAAAGATCAGCACTTACGCCTTTGCTAAGATATAACTGGTATTCTTTAATTTGCTTTTGGAAGCTAGTGATCTGCACGTTGTTCTCACTGAGTTCAGATACCTTAGATCGAAGCGTTCGAAGTACGCTCCCGGTCTCGCTAATCTCTTCCTCCACCTTGGTCCCGTCCGTGCCAATCTTACGGCATTCGGATTGTATTTGATTGGCTTCTTGCTTCGACGATTCGAGAATGACATGTTTATGCCCGTCTGAGATGGCTTGGTCGCATACGGAACAAACCTCATTCTCTTCGAAAAACTTGATCCGCTTGCGGACGTTGGTGAGATTCGTCTGCCTATCTTGACCTCCGAGCAGTAAGGCCTGGCGTTTATCATGCAAAGTTGCCAGCCTTTCTTCGGTTTCGCGAATAGATTCGTCGAGGCCCAAGCTAAGCTCACTATTCTTCCTCTGTAATTCATCGATACTATTCTGCGATTCATGTATCCTAGATTCATATTCTTTTCTATTTTCTTCTGTTAACGTTCGTATGTCTGTAATATATTTTTTCTGTGTATCAATTTTATTTTTTGCAATATCAATCTGGTATGTTAATTCTTTTAGCTGGTCTTTTAGTACACTCTGTTTGTCGCGGAGTAGCTGATTCATTCTTGAGAATACATTAATATCCAGAAGATCCTCGATAACCTCTCGCCTGTGTCCTGCCGATAGCTGCATGAATGGGATGAAAGAGGATGAACCCAATACAACTACCTGGTGGAAGGACTTATGATTTAGTTTGAGGATATTTTGTTCGAGGATCTTCTGGTACTCTTTAGCATGGGAAGACTGGTTAATCATAGTACCATTTTTCCAGATCTCGAAGATTCCTGGTTTAATGCCACGTACAATTCTAAAGTCAGAATTCCCAATGCTAAATTCAACCTCAACAACACACGCCTTCTGGTTAATTGAATTAATTAACTGTGGCTTATTGATGTTGCGGTGCGGTCTACCAAAGAGAGCGAATGAGATAGCGTCCAACATCGTGGACTTACCCGCACCATTCTGTCCTACAACCAACGTCGATTTTGTCTGATTGAGGTTGATCTCTGTAAACTTATCTCCTGTCGAAAGAAAGTTTTTATATTTAACTGATTTAAAAAGAATCATGCTATTTCTAAAGCCTGTGCTTCTGTCATAAGTTCGCGCATACTTATTTTAATCCTATCTTTCTCAAGGTCTGTATCAACGCCATCGATATAATCTTCAACAAGCTTATATGTATCTTCAACATCCAGACCATCAACGTCTACATTGTCACCAATAAACTCTTGGAAGTTTTCGGCAATCTTGAGTTCGTAGATATCCTGGCTTTGGATACGATCAATAAACCTTTCAAAAAGGAAAGCATCGGTTTTATTAACAACTGTAACCTTGACAAACTTCTTAGATAGATTTGTAACGTCATATGTATTATAATCTATTTTCTCGTCGTTGTAAACAATTTTTTCGAATAAAGTATAGGGATTTCTTACTTTTTCGATTTCTCTTGTTTCGGTATCAAGAATATGGAAAAATTTAGGATCACCTGCATCTGACCAGAAGAACTCCATCTGGCTTCCAAGATACCATACATTATCTTGTCGTGATGCTGTATGAAAGTGGCCTGTAAGAACCAATTCAAATTTGTCAAAGATCTTATGGTTTAAACCAGAATGTGATTGTACACCTCTTAGAAGGTCAAATCCGTTTAGCTCTAGATGTGCGCCTAACCAATCAGCTTTACATTCTTGTATAAAGTTCATAGACTGTTCATAGTTTTCTTGGCATATCCAAGGAAGAAGTGCGATTTTGAGTGACCCATATTCCATTACAGTTGGTTCCATAATAATATGGATTTCATTCATATAATGGCCAAGACATTCTTTTAATGAGTTTAGATCATTGGTATTCTTATAATAGGTGTCATGGTTGCCAGGAATAATATCCATGGTCATACCACGTTCTCTTAGTTCGTTTAAGAAATGTTTTCTATTGTGATTGAGAGCTTTGAAGTTAACAAACTTACGGTGATCGTAGTAGTCACCAAGATGTAAGATATGTTGAATACCTCGCTTTTCACATTCGGGAAAGAATACATTACTATAAAAGTCTGCTGCGTTATTCAGAAAGATCTCAGAAGAGTTTCGAATACCACAGTGTGTATCATTCAGTACTGCTAGTTTCATGTTTACTTAATGTCCATGTATCATTATCAATTTGTGTCCACTTTAAAGTGTCACCAGGTTTCCAATCAAGTTCTTTCGAATCTAAAAGTTCATCTGGGAATACTAAAACGTATTGACCATCAGAATCTACTTCTACTTGAGCAGTCCACATCATTCTAAGAACTCTGAAAGATCGGAATCTACTTTAATTGTTCTTTTTTTCTTTTCAGTCTTTGCATACTCTTTAATTAGTGTATCTTGGCTTTTTACCTTATCAATACGATCACGAAGTGTATCAACAAAGGCATCAACTACCTGTTGACTCATTTCATCTCCGTGTTCATTAATAATAAAGTTCTCAATACCAGACTGTGTCAGGTATTTCATTTTAACATCTTGTTGTTTCTTTTCTTTTGCAATCCTTCGAAGGAAGGCAAACCAAGAAATCTGTGTAAAGTACGCAAAGGCATTCGGTTTGCCAGTACGTGTTGCTGCTTCAAGATTATAGTTACTAATTGCCTTCAGACAGTTTTCAACAGCATCCATAACCATTTCTTCGCGATAGGTATAGCGAATAAAGTTGGCTTTGTGAGACAAACCCTCGGCGATACGTAAGAAGCATTGCGCCACGTAATCTGGTACTTTTGGAATGGTTGTTTGGGATTTTTTAGCCTGTTCTACTAGTGTAACATAATCAACAACGGCTTGGGAAAATTCTGCATTATTAACATAATGTATGCTTTTTCTTTTAGTTCGAGCCATCACTAAATCCTTTCATTATGAGTATTATACCATCCTACAGCTAATTTGTACACCATTATATTTTGTTTTTAACCGAAAAATTAGTGGTGTACAAATATGTTTTTTTATGGTATAATTAGTATAACGATTCAGGAGGGAGAAGATTACCCGCCATCTTTCGTTTTATATTGCCATTCGTCAGTATGTCCAACAGACCATTTAGGTTCTATTTCTACAGAATAGTTTTGTGTACATACTTTAAAGTCTGGCTGTTTTAAATTTTCGGGCGTAAGACTTGAGTCCCGCCAAATTATTCTATTATTCGGTTGTAAAGCAAATTGTCCATTATCCAATTTTATTACATTAAAGCTTTTATGTTCTGGATCATGTTCGCTAAAGTTAATATCCAGTATAGATTTATCCGGATGAGCATTGTCTATTGTAAAAAGATATTCTCCGGGATGCATTTTTTTATCTTTACCGAAAAACTCACACCGACTTAGCAAGGGTTTACTCGTAACGGTTAAATGGTAATCAAAGCAATCCCATAGCTGCAGAACGTCTAACGGAAGTAAATCACCGTAATCTGTTTTCCATACAAAAGCACTAATTGGTAACTTATCGAAAAGCGCACCATAGTCTGTAAGTAGTGTTTCGAAATAAAGTGCTTTATATTGTACAGATTTAACAGATATCCAAACACCAGGAGTAAATTCCCCATGGCCATATTCTAGATCGTATAGGTATTCTTTACGAACGTATACCGGGATAGGTTCTAACGGATGTACGAGAAATGACATTAGTGCACAGTTCCCTTTGGTTTAAACTTAATTACATTTGTATCTTCGTCAGAATCCGGAGTAAAAAGATCTGGATCAAAAACATCTTCTTCCGATTGTAGGTATTGAGCTAAATACTCATCAAATTCTTCATCTGACATGTTTTCAGCTTTGTCAGTTATTTCATCTAAAGGCATATCTCTTTTGACAAGCGCGCTTTTAATTTTCTTTATTGTGCCGCTGTAGTGCTTTAAAACTTCATCGGAGGGAGAAGCTTCACATATAATATGTGCTGAGTTTAATGTTTGTAATATACTAGGATCATCACTAAATCCCATCCATGGCCGGAAAGCATAGAATCTAACACCTCTTTTAAAATCTTCAATTAAAACAATTCGCATTGCAGCACGTATTAGCATTGCCGAATTTTCAGGTTCATCCCACTGGATTACCTCACAGATAATTTCATCATCATTTGTTAGTTTAAATTGTTTAATGTCAGTCATTTAATATCAACTTTATAGCTTTTATGGTTAAACTTTTCTTTTTCATAGATCTTTAACCTTTCCTCTGAATGTTGCAATGCAAAGTTTTTACGAGCTTTCCATCCTAAATTATCAGTTAAGTCGTAAAGCGTAGTTGCTTTACCGTCTTCACTCTTTCTTAAACCTCTTCCAATACTTTGCAACACCCTAATTTGGGATTTACTAGGCGATGCAAATATGATATTATGTAAGTTCTTAATATTTATGCCTGTTGAAAACGTACCGAGAGATGCTACAATAATGGCGTTTTTTTGTTTTTCAACTATGCCACGAATAGCTTCTCTATCGATTGTATCTGTTTCTCCAGATACAAAAAAGACTTTCCTGTCCTCATCTACCTTTTCTTCAATTAGATCAAATAGGGGTTTACCATGTTTTTCTACGTAATTAAAAAGAACAAGCGTATTGCCTTTCTGATCTACCGCTAAGTTCCGAATGAATTTATTCCTGCCCACATGTGATACGATGTAGTCGATCTCATCCTGATATGTTCTCTTACCAAACTCTTGACGTACTTTCTCTGCATAGTCAAGTACGATTCGTTTAATTTCGAGCCTTGCAAGAGTATCATCATCTTGTAATTCTCTTGTAGTGGTGACTTTAAAAGTTCTACCGAAGAGTCCTTGTAGGACCAGCTCATGTGTTTGAGTTCCATCTAATGTTCCTGTCGTTCCAAACCGATAGGGTGCTTTGGTACACTTATTCATAATTGTCATAAGGGATTTAGATTTAAATCCATGACACTCGTCACCAAAAACAGCAACAAACTGTTCGAACCATGGTTTGGGTAATTTATAAATTGATTGCCAGGTTGAAATAACTATACGTTTATCTGTATTCTTATCTTTGCCGGAGTATATTCTATGGCAATTATTTTCTACGTCATATCCATAATCTTTAAAGTCTTGGTATAATTGTTCTACCAAACTAGTAGTAGGAACAATAATTAAGATATTTCCGGACTGTTCAGTTTCTATCCACCTCATTAGTAAATAAATGATAAACGATTTACCTGATCCTGTAGGTGATAATAAGATTGCTCTTTTCTTTTCTAGACCGTGTTTTACAGCCATCCTTTGATAATCGCGAGGGTTAAAAGGAAGAAGAAGAGATTCACAAAAAGTAGTAATATCTCTACCATCTATTTTATCCTCTTCGTATGGTAATCCATAATTAGTTTTAATTGGTTCAATTATATAATCTCTGGATCTACTAAATTGTACCAAATGATGAATTAATCCTGCAGGAAGCTCACCTGTATTTCTATTATACAAACGAATCTTCCCATCCCAAACTCTGTTACGGTAAGCCGGCATAAATCTATATCCGGGAACATAGAAACTAAAAAATTCGTTTAGTTCTTGTGCAGTACCGCTTTCACATTGTATATGTAAGTTAGAGTGGTCTAGCTTCCGGACTGAAATTTTTTCCATTCGATCATATTCTTTATTGTCTGGTGTCTCCAAGTAATGTTACTTATAATCTCTGTAAGTGTATCAATTACGGTTTTATAGTACTGTATTTTTTCTTCGGACTTTTGGATTTCGGGATCACTGTCGTAGTAGTAATCCATTTCCCCCTTGAGTATTTTAAGGCCATCGAATGGATCAGGATCCCATCCAAGTTCTTCAACTGTTTCTTGATCCATCTTACCATTATAGTATAGCCACTTCTGTTTCAGTAAAGTCTTTTGAGAAAATTCAGCACGTTTCAACTGTAGTTTAACAGTTGAAAGTAATTCTAAATATTTTGCGTGAAGAATAGGTGCTTGACGTGATGATTCATCAAGTTTCATTTCATCAATCATACAGTCTTCTTTCCACATGTCGTGGATGCTTTTCAAATCAATCATTATATACTCCAATAATAAAAATATTTATAGCGCTTGTCTATTCACAGTAATCGATGGCGATCCGTCTACATTTGTTGTATAGCTTGCACCTGACATCTCAAAGTAAGAAAATCTAAATGATGCACCAAAAGAAATAAATGATTCACCGCCGGTTGTAGATTCAAATTGTATATCGGTAAGTGATACCGGAATACTGTCTATATATCGGATTGTTTTAGTTGTGTTATTATGACTCGATAGAATAGATAATGTAATATCTGCCATAGCTGGCGGTTGTGATGCTGTTCTTTGAGTAGGTGCTACATGATCAATATCTAAATTTCTTCTCATCCAAGAATACATTTCATCATAAGCTTTCATATCCTCATCAAGTATAATATTGGCTTGCATTTCATTAAATGTTAACTTATCACCTATAAATGGAACACCCGTTATTCTTTGATAAGGAACTTCAACCGAATTCATAATCATACCTGGATGGGTAAACGCTTGGCAGAAAAATTCCAAGTTAGGATAGTTTTTTCTGTCAATACTTAATTTAAATGAGGTAGGTTGTAAGTAATTAAAATTTTCTGTTAGGTTTGCCATATCACTATTTATACAAATTTAAAGATAAAAAAAGGGGCCGGCGAACCGGCCCCAGTTTAGTTTTGTCACTTTTATAACCTTATATTTTATGCGCCAAGAATATTGTCGACGCGGAAGATACGGTAGTATTGGTTGTTCTTAACAGTACCAAGACCGTTGTTCGAGATTGCGCCAGGTACGTATGGGTTTGCAGCCATACCATAGCGAGTCTTAAAGCCAATCTTCGGCTGGAAAGTATCCTCACCAACTGCACGTACCATTGTTAACGGAACGTACGGGCAGTAGAATACACCAGCGTC